ACTCCTTCTATTTCATCATCTTTTACAGACACTGATTGTAATTTTTTATTCCATTTTTCAGCTTTATCGCGTATAGTTGTATACCCTATATTTGAATATGATTTTTTAGTTGAATACAGAAAATCTAATATATGCTCAATTTCTGTTTGATTTTCAGGATTATCTAATAACCACTTTTTAAGTTGATTATTCACAAAATATATCTCATTCTTATTATTATTGTGGAACTGTTTAATATATTCGAGATACATAAAAGTTAGTTAAGATATTTACGAAATAAAGTATTTATAGCATTACACATTGCTTGGTATTCTTTTTTTGGTATTATTTTATCAGTTTTTACTCCTCGATAGTCTCCATTTGGTAGTTGGTTGAATGTATCAGAATTCGTGATACCGTAGCTTTCTTGGATTGCTCTTATGTGTGGTAGAAGTTCTAAGATATTCATTGTATGTAATTACGAGATTTTTCTCCTGAATAAATAGAGCGTAGTACATCTAGCTTTGCCATAAGAATATCATACTTGAGCTTGACTCTAATCTTCTCTGCATTGGCAGAAGTAAGCATAGCAAGATGATTTTTGTATACTTCGCTTCCGAGAGCTAACATTTCACGATCTTTAGCTGATAATGTTTTATCGAGTTTATTATATTCTTCTGCTAAGATAGCCTTCTTTGTTTCGTCGAGGTTCTCAAAGCTAGAAATTGCATCTGCTAGGTAGTCTTTTCCTTTTTCAAGAACATCTATTGTTTTGAGCATTTCTTGTTCGAGGTCGATTAGTTTATCATTGTTCATAATATTTCAGTAAAAGGACAAAATTGTCATGTTATGGATCAAAATGGTACGTCCTCCACACTAATAGGTGGTTCGTATGTTGATTTGCTTCTTAGGTTTTCAATGTCTTTATCGACTTCATCATTGATAGCTTCTTTATTTGGTGCTTTTGTAGGTCTTCCGCTTTTATCGTTGAAGAAATACTTTTTAATCTGTTCACCTGTTTGTGGATCAAATCTTTTTACAATATCAACTACGACTTCCCCACTATCAAATAAATGTTTATTCTTAATGTTAGCGAATACTGTGATCCATTCTCCTTCGATATTAGTACAATACATCCACCATTTACCCGCTTTTCCTGTTCCAGATTTATGTGTTCCTTCTAACCACACTCTGTTCTCCTTATCCCACTCTCGTTGTGGTCTGACTTTGAGTGTGTGTGTTCCAAAATCCAACACGTCAACTAAATTTTTCTTTTCCATAGTAATTTTTTAAGAGATAATATATGTTTTTTTAATAGTTTCATATTTTCTTCCTTCTTCTCTGGTTCGTCCATAGACTCTTGAGATAGTATCATAATCTCGTCGGCTGTATCAATAATACTTTGATAGTCTTTATTTTTCATAAGTTTGAAATTTCATTTCTTTAAGTCTGCGATATAAATTCAAAGCTCCGAGAAATGCTTCAAAGTTCTTGTCAGAGTCGTTTCCTTCTACGACTTCTAGTTCTCCATCCTTTCCGAGTCGTACAATCATACACTTGTCAATCTTGAGTTCTGGATATTCCTCCTCAAGTGCATATTTGTAGGCTGCTAATTGTAGGAAGTATTCATTATAGACAGCTGATGATGTTTTAAAATCTCCGATATACTTCTTTCCGTCAATAACAGCTGTAAAGTCAAGTGTACCAGCATATCCATACTTCTTAGAATATATCTTACGTTCCGATAGTTTAAATTCTACTTTGTTCTTTGTAACAAATTCTTTAAATGCTTCTACTGACTTTCGTATTTGTTCATTGACTGGCATCTCTGGATTTTTACCTGCAATATAATCCTCGCACCATTGATGGACTATTGTTCCTATATCAGCAGCCTTGTCAGTTTTAGATTTATAAATCTTCTTTGCCTCTGCAATTAGTTCCTTTTTCTCTATCTCGTCGTAAGCCTTCCCGACGATCATCTTCTCGGTTAGATTGTTTGCCATTTCTTTAACAGCCCAAGGAACAAGAGCAGGTTTACTAATCACTCCAAGTATGGAAGTAACACCGTCTATTGTTTCTCCATTAACTGTATAGTGATGTTTAGCTTCGTTGAACTCTAACTCAATTTCTCCGTTGTATAGTTTTGTTGTCATTAGAATATCAAAGATAAAATATATAAGATAATTGCGAATGTGATATAGCTTTTTTGATCACTAACTTCTACTTCATCCCAAATAAAGATAACCAGTAGACAATAAATAAATATTATAAATGAAAACATATTATTGTTGGTTAAATTCTTTAGCTTCTTGTTTGCAATCTTCGCAGAATGCTTCATCTTCAATCACATCATCTCCACATCTCTCACAACCTTTACCTTCAAGGAGATTATACTCTCTTATGAGTGTTCCTGCATTTCGTAAAAAGAGGTCGTAATTTTTGTGTTCTTTTTGTATGGCGTAGACTGCTAGTCTAAGTAGTTCAATACTTTGATCGAGCATTTCTCGTTTTTCCATATAAATTGGGTTAAGAAGTATGATTCAAGTATATAGGAAATAAATTAGAAGTCAATACTTTGTTTGTTTTTTTAGTTGACACATTCTTTTTTCTGTTGTAAGAACTTGCACAAGCTGTTGAACAGAATTTCTTTGTTCTTGTTCCGAATATCTCTCGGAAACATTGTACACATTGTAGTTTCATATTCCAAGTAGTAATGATCTAAGGTTCTTTTTAGCTTTTTTGAGGTGGTATTGTGTAGCATGATAAGATAGTCCATATTCCTTACCTGCTTCTTTGATAGATACTGGCTCACAATCTATTCCACATACTCGTATTAGGATTCTGCTTTGGATCGGTGGTATCATTTGAAGAAGTCTACTGACGTTCCCATAACTGACGTTTGTTTTTAGGTCTTCTGCTTCTGCACCTTCGTCAGATATTTCAATATCGTCGGTGTATTCTATATTTTTTGTCTGCTTGAGTTCCTTAATCATTGCACCGTTTATCCATTGGTACAGGTATGTTCGCAAATCAGCTGTACCTTCTTTATATTTCTTAATTCCCATTATAGCACTCTCTCGACCTGCTTGTAAGAGATCATTGACATCCCCACCATAACGAGCATACTTCCATGCCATCTTTTGGATATAAGGATCTATTTTCTTTAATTGTTCTTCCATTTTGTCTTCCATCTTATAGGCTTAAGAGATAAAATATTATAGCGATCAACATAATGAGCATAATGTTATCTTCGAGAGCTTCAATTAGTTTTTTCATATAAAAGGGGTAAAAGAATTAAGAGATTCCATACAGGACATTATTTGATTTGCACTTGCTCTGAATTGTGTTATTTTGTCGGCTTCTTCTTTTGTAACTTTATCTTTTGCCAAGAGTCGATAGTATTCAGATCTAGGACACATTTTCTTTTTATTTATTTCGATATCTGTATAATACGAATTGATGTTATGCCTTAATTTTGCCATTTTTAATATTTTTATTAAAGTAATTTTTTTGTCTTATGTGAGAAAATGCCTTCTTTACTCTGTTTTCCACTTCCTTTTGTTGTGGAGAGTTGAAAAATTCAGGATAGCGTTGTTCGATTGTCATCATAAAGTAGAGGGTTAAGAAGTAGGTTCGACCTAAATATACAGAATCAAAATAGGATTGTCAATATTTTTACTCCATTTCATAAGCAAGAATATTAAAATGTTGTATAATATCTTTTTATTGTTTTTTGTGATTTGGCTTTCTGGTGCTAATAAGTGTAAATCCAACACAATAATTCTGTGATTCTGTCAAGGAGAAATAAAAAATCAACTTAACTTTTTCCTTCAAACTCGTCTTAATATATATGAGAGGTAAAACTCTTAGGACACTCCCCTGCCAGGTAGACCGTAGGGGATCAAGTGGGTAGCTTCATTGCTACGGGGGATCGTCTATCTGCGACTCATCGACGCCTCAGTGATTAAGGTGTATGTAGTCTTCCCCACAACCTCGATTGAGAAAAGTCGAGTATAGATATTCTTCTGCCAGTAACTCTCATAAAGAAGAAAACAATATCCTGTGGGGGGTAGGGGGGGAATGTGCCTGCAATCTATCTCTTCCTAGTGATATAGTTTTATATATTATTACTGTTCTATGTTATATCACGTTGATGGTTATATGTTAGGAAGTAATCCTTCAGATATAGGAGGTGGATATACAATCTGGAGTGAAGAAGAAGAATTTGACGATTTTGAAAATAAACAAAAAGTACATTTTTTTTCTAAAGACGTTCTAAAAAAAGGAATGACCAACAATGAAACTGAATTATTAGCTGTTTTGAACTGTGTAAGACTAGCAGAACCTCATAGTTTGATCTATACCGACTCGATGAATACTATTTATTGGTGTAAAAATGGTAAATCAAAAGCACGACCAGATCTTAATGAACTCCTAGAAGAAGCAAAAAGACTAATTGAAATGAAAAATATTGAACTTCTATGGATATGCCGAGATATGAACAAAGCAGGTGTATACAATGAGTATGTTTTGAAGCATAAATAAATATTTCCTTTACTATAAGCCATTTTATACTTAAAAGATAAAAGGACAAATAACATAAAATATAAATTTGTCAATCGAAAATAAAAAATCGACTTAACTTTTTTGCTCAAAATCATCTTAATATATATGAGGGTGTATATACAATCGAGATAGTACTCTGACATGGGATTATGATCCTTCAATGTTGCACCCTCTTCTATATTATGATACTTGAGATCTCAATAACACAGGAGAATAAGAGTAAAGAGCTTATCGCACAGATTTTTCGCAACCAAGAAAAACTAGGAACAACACGAAAAACGAACAAAGAACAATTACTAGAACAACTCTCTATTCTATTAGACTCTTACTTTACCTAAATTTAGCACACAATTAACTTCTAAGAGGTTTTTATCTCTTTTTGGTATAAACATAGCCAAACGATATAAAAGTTTCTTAAAACGCAAATAAACGAGAAATTTAAACAAGGTGGGTAGTAATACTAACCAAGTGAATTTTTATCTGGGGTAGAGCAGTGGTAGCTCGACTGTCTCATAAGCAGTAGGTCGTTGGTTCGAATCCAACCTCCAGACCCATTTTATTTACTTATAAACAAGTTATGAACATTATTGAATACATATTAACAAAGATAAACGGAAAGAAGTCAACCATTGTGGCATTATTAGCTCTTACTATCAGTTTTGCACAATCTCAAAGTTGGATAACGAATGATTGGGGAGTGTATTTGAACTCTTTTTTAGTGATTTTGGCAGGAGGTGCAAATGTTGTCAATGCTTCATTACTAGGAAAAGATAATATTAAGAAGTTCTTTATTGACGTAGAATAGTTTTTATTATATAATCCCATATAAAATGGAACTTACTGTTGAGCAAATGTTAGTTACCCGTAACACTCTCATGTTCACTGGAGATCGTGAACCAGATGGTAGACCAGTAAAGAGGTCGTACAATGGAGAGGAATTATCAGCCTATAATTGGTTTGTGAAGAACACCAAAACACCAATTGAAGATTACGATAAATTATATAAAGAGAAATTAGAGAAGATTGTTGAAGATAAGAAATCAAAACAAGAAAAAAAAGATGTACCAGAAACAACACAAGGATTAATTGATCATCAAATTCGTTCTGCTGCAATGCAAGAGTTAGATGATGATGAAGAATTAATTACAAAATTCCGAAAAGATAAACATAATATTGAGTTAAGCGACAAGACGGTATCGCTATTGAAGAAAGTATATTCTGTAGCAATATTTAATGAAAGTCATGAAGTCAATGGAGACCTTTACGAACTTTACACAAAATAGTATGCCAGTAAAACAGAAAATGATGAAGAATTTAAAAAAAGAATACGGAAAGAAAAAAGGAGAGAAAGTATATTATGCAATAGAAACGAAAAAGAAGAAAGTTAATAAATAGAGGTTCATACACTGCTTACTTAGGTAGGCAGTAATGAGATTCTATATGAGATATTAGGGCAGTAGGTTTTAGTCTACTACCTTATTTTTAATTATTATTATGGTATACGGAGAAGGAATATTACGGAAAGCAAAAGAATACTACGATATATATGCTAATGGAGGAAAGATTGGTAAATTTATTGTACCTACTATGGAAGGGTATGCTCTTTATATGAGTATTAATACAGACACAATATACGAATGGCTTAAAGATACCAAAAAAAAAGAATTTTCCGAAATCACTAGGATGTTACAAAATCTAAGGGCTCAAATGTTGCAGAATGAAGGGCTTCTTGGAACTTGGAACTCGAACATTACAAAGCTCTTGTTGAGTAAACATGGATATAGTGAGAAGACCGAGCAAGAGATCAATCTTAAAACACCAGAACCAATTTTAGTAAAATTTATTGATGGCAAACATAATTGAAATCCCGGTCGAGTACAAACGATTGTTTGATTCTGATTGGAGAGAGGCTGCTGTATATGGTGGTAGGTTTTCATTAAAATCTCATACAGTAGCAAGAGTTCTTCTTATAAGAGCTAGACAACAAAAAACCAGGGTTGCTTGTTTTAGAGAGTTTCAAAACTCTATAGCCGACTCATCATATCAATTATTGGCTGATCTTATCAATCAGTATGGTATGAGTGAGTTTGTTGTTACTGACAATGCAATTATTAGTAGCATCAATGGATCTGATTTTATTTTTAAGGGGTTGCACAGAAACGAACAAAGCATAAAGTCTATCGAAGGAATAGATATTGCATGGGTAGAAGAAGCTCAAACAGTTAGTAGTGAAAGTTTAGAAATTTTGACACCGACTGTTCGTAAGCCAGGTAGTCAAATAATATATACATACAATAGATTACGAGAAGATGACCCAGTACACCAGAGATTAGTTGTAGATGGAAGACCGAACACACTTATTATCAATGTAAACTACGATATAGCTATCAAGTATGGCATGATGCCAGAGAGCGTAAGACAAGAAATAGAAGATGATAGAATGCGAAGACCTTCACTTTATCGATATAAATGGCTAGGTGAACCAAGTGGAACAGAATGTAGAATTTATAGGGATTGGAATGTCATTGAGGATATACCACACGAAGCTCGTTTAGAAGGGTATGGATTAGATTTTGGATATACGAATGATCCGACGGCGATTGTTGCTGTATACCGATATAATGGAGGATATATCTTTGATGAGATTTGCTACCTTAAAGGAATGAGTAATAAACAGATAGCTGATACATTTCTAGCACTACCACGAGCAATTATAATAGCTGATAGTGCCGAACCTAAGAGTATTGATGAGATAAGAGGTTATGGATTGAATATTCTTCCTTGTCAAAAAGGACCAGATAGTATACGACAAGGAATACAGTTCGTACAGGATCAAAAAATCAGTATTACTAAGAGAAGCACAAACCTTAATTATGAATATCTTTCTTATCTCTGGCAAACAGATAAAAATGGAAGAACATTGAATATACCAGCTATAGGACAACGAGATCATCTTATGGACGCAGTGAGATATAAACTATCTTTTCAGCAGTCTACAGGAGATGGAGCAGTCAAAGCATTGTCCAGAAGACTAGAAGAATTAAAAATATCTAAAAAACATAATATACCTACTTTTACAAGAATATGATGAACAAGAATGACGATAAATTCGTCAAAACACCAACACAAGACGGAGTAAATGATACAGATGATGAGCTTTTTAAACATATTTCTACATTTGTTTCCTCGGCTCAAACAGTAATCAATCAAGAGATAGATGACTGGCTAGACGGCGAACAGATGTATGAAGATTGTTTTAATCCTGAAGATGATAAGGTTCAAAAATACAACCCATCTCTTCTACAGGATATTGTACAAAATAAGATAGATGAATTGAAGTTAGCTGACTATATTCTTAAAATACCTGATTCAGACGCAGTACATAGACAAATTGTTAAGGACTACATCACCTACATTGAAAACGAAAGCGGATTATACTCAGAAATTAGAGATGATGATAAAGGAGCATTAAGTTGGTCTTTATTGGGTAATTTGATACTTTGGTGGGGGAAAGCTAGTGACGCACAGATTAAGAAAGGAATACCTATTCAATTCCAATCAACAAGACTTTCACAAACATTCTTACCAGTAAACGTAACTCGTATTCGAGATTATAATGGAGAAGCTCTTGCAAGAGAAGCTATGGTAGTGTTCGAAGATCCATACTACGAGATTAAAGCAATGTATCCCGATAAGAAGAACAGTAAAATACGCTCTCTAACAGGAAAGAAGTTCAATTATGGTAAGTTACCACTCACAACAGTTACATCTTACTTACAACAAGTAGACACAAAAGATAACGATACAGAACAATATCTAACTCAACGAGGATACTATTATAATATTGATAAAGGAATATTCCGTGTGATAGTTGGATCAAACGCTACAATAGTAGAACAATACGATAATAATGATCCTAATCTACCTGATTATCCTTTCAAACTTGATGGAGTTAATTATCTTCCGTTTGAATTATTAAAATTCTACCCTGTAATGGGGAAACTATACGGAAAAGGGTTATACCATAAATTCGCAAAAATAGCTAGAAATGATGTTAGACGTAGAAACATGGCGCATCAATATGCAGAAGGGAATGTGAATCCTGATAAGTTCGTGCAAATGTCAGATGATAGATACGAGAATTTCTTAAACCAATTATCATTATCACGACAAGTGAAGGCAGAAGGAGATGATTCTTATATCCAGCTATCACAAGGTGAAGAAATAAAGCAAGGCGATTTAAGAACAGCACAACTCTCTAATGAGTTTGAGAGAATGTTAAACGACGACCTTCAACAAATAAGACAAGGTGGAATACTTCTACAAGACGTAGACTATCCAGCATCACAAACAGCAACAACTACGTTAGCTCTTGAAAAAAATAAAAACAGACTGATTAACCACGTTATAAGGATAAATGCAGGTTCAGCAGCATTCTTACGAAGAGTGATTGTACAATTTGTACAGGATTATATTTCAAAAACAAATAAAGCTCCAGTTGCAACCAACGCAACAGTTAAATTACTAGAAGCTCCAGAGAATGTTCAAAATCAAGCAGTTCAAATGATGCAACAAGGTACTACAGAGGAAGAAGTTAAGAAGTATATGTACGAACAAGGAGAAGAAGGAAACAAAGAAGGTAAGATAGAATATGTAACAGCTGGAGAAGTAGCTGAATACATTAAAAAGAAAGGTATATATGTACAAGCAGATTACTCTGCCTGGAACGATACAACCTACCAACTACGATTATTACAAACAGCTCTTGAGTTTGGTGTGGGTACACCAGCAGGAGCTAATATTCAGAAACAAATACTATCTCTGTTAGGTCAAGATGTCTACGCACAAGACCTGGAGAAACCAACAGAAGTGAAGAATTTACCTCCTATGGATAACCAATCACAAAATGCAGTTCAAGGACTTAATACAACGGCTAAGAACCTATTTAGATAATCGTTTCAACAGATTATCATATAACAGTCAAATCACAAACAATCAAGTTGATAAATGGGCTATTTGGTGGAAAACAAATAAAGAGGAATATATGAATATTCTTAGTATCTTACTATTCAAGAGGATTGAGATAGGGATAGATAAGGTTGAAGAAAAAGGATACCGACTAGGACTAGACGAATTTCGTAAACTAATGACATCATGTGAAAATGAATACGATAATAAGACACGAGAAGAGAACAAAAAAATAAAAATAGAACTAGATCGAAGAGATAAACTATCACGAAGTAAGATTGTTTAATGGTAGAGACGAGGGGTCATTCCCTCTACCCTGCTATTAAGTAGGATTTATTTTCTAAATTATTGGTATGTCTAACAATCAACAAGTTAGCGATCAAGATGATGTCGTCATAGACGAACTGGAGTCTGATACTACTAACGATGAGGTCGTGGACAAAGATGAACACGACACCGAAACTTCTGAAAAAGAAGAGGAAAAGCAAGAAACAGATCAAGAGCGTGAAGAGCGTGAGATCACAGAACACAAGGAACGTGTTTATCAAGGTATGATTAAGTCGGCATTGACTAAAGTAGCCACAGGCGAACAGTCAATTGATGAGATCAAAGACCTAAAACTAAGAGAGATTGTTCGAGAAAGATTAGCTGGATTATCAGTCAAAAAAGAGGTTATACCTCAGGAAGACAAAATAGTCGAGAAATTGAAACTTGAACTCAAACTTGATGGATTGGTGGAACAATTAGAACCAGAGTTCCAAAAAGAAGCTAGACAGGAATTTTACGAGCAAATTTCGCTCGGTAAAACAACTGAACAGGCTTTCTCACGAGTTAAGAAGGTTTACGATTTATTTACTCCAACTGAACGTGCACGTATTGAACAAGAACATGGACAACGAGTTCATAAGGTTGGTGGACTAATGGTTGAACCTGAATTGACAGATGAGGACTTGAAAGCTATTGAAGCCGCTCAAGCCACAGGATTATCTCTCACAAAAGAAACTTACTTAAAACACAAAAAGGCAGGATTACTTAATTTCTAATTTTTTAAACTATGGCTGCAATTTACAAAGGCAGTAAAGATGGTACACATCAAGTACTTGAAAAAGTCTTGTTGTATAACTCTTTGACCTTAGAAATCGGAGATCTCGTTGAAACAGCAACATACGGATACGGAAACGTGTCTGCTGCTGGTGCAATAGCTCTCGGATTTATCGTAGGTTTTTGCGACAAAAATGGACAACCTCTGGAAACAGGTCGTACAACCGCAGGAACTGCAAAATCTCCTTCTGTTACAACTGTTACGACAGCTGCAACAAACACAACAACTCAAACCTATTGGGCTTGGGTAGATACAAGCAAAAGTTCAAAATATTCTATCTCTGTTAGTGGTACATTGGGAACAACCAATGCTTCTAACTTACGAGGATGTAGAATTGACATTAACTCTGCTGGTGCTGAATACGGACAAGTTTTAGAAACTACAGCTACAAGAACAGCTGCAACAGACGCTAACTTATATTCCTATGGATTAGATCCTGAAGATAGTACACGTTTGATTGTTTCTATTGCTTTGAGTGAAACAGATCCTTCTAGTCCATAACTAGAGAACAAATTTTATATACATTATTAAAAAAATATGGCTATTGAAACTACAGCTACACTAGGCGACCGATTTTTGAAAGGCTTTTATGCCTCTCTTATGGAAGTCCAGAATCAAGCTGATGAAGCCTATGCACTGGCTATGCCTTCTGCATTAGGTGTTGAAAAAAATACATATACATCTCTTTTTAAGGAGAAGGTATCAAACAACGCACAAGACGTTGCTGTTTCCAAGACAGGTGTTGGATTATTGGAACTTACAAACGAAGGTGAAGACTACAAAGAAGACAATCGAGTCGCTGGATATCAAACAATTTTCCAGTATCCTGAATTTACAAAACGATTAACAGTTACACGAAGAGAACGAGAAGATCGTTTAATGGATGCAAAATTGGAAGAAGCTTTTGATCTTATGGTAGGTGGAAAACAAACAATGAACAAACATGCTTTTTCTATCTTCAATTATGCTTTTACTGCTCAGGCATCCTTACCAGCATATTTGACGTTCTACGGAGACGGTGTTCCTATGTGTTCTACTGTACATCCAATTAAGGCTTCTACAACTTCTACAACAACTCAATCAAATGCCAGTACAACAAGTATTGCTTTGACTGAAACAAACCTTGAAGTTGCTCGACAAGCTCTTAGACGACAATTAGATGACAAAGGACTCCCAATGTCAATTGGTTCTGGTTCTGTTATCTTGATTGTTCCTGATTCTTTAGAGAAATTAGCTTGTATTATTACAGGAAGCGACAAACGAAGCGGAACAGCAAATAACGACATGAACGTATACTACGGAGGTGTTGTTACTGTTATTTCTTCCAAATGGTTGAACGCTCAAAATGGTGGAAGTGATACAGCTTGGTTCTTGGTTGATGCTATGAAATCTCCTTTGAGATTCGTAACACGCCGATCTTTGGCTGTTGAAGCACCTTGGATTGATCAAAAGAACAAGAATGTCGTAACAGACATTTCTGCTCGATGGATTGTTGGTAACGTTGATTTCCGAGGAGTATGGGGAAGTAAAGGAGATTTATCTGCTTACGCTTCTTAGTTTTATTTGATCTAGTATTTTGACCTTACTGTAAGGGGTAAGAGGAAGGTTGTGGGCGGTTAAGTCCGCCCATAGCCCAATATATTACTAGATATTAACCTTAATTATTATGGGAGTTACAAATTTCGACATCGTACAAGCAAATGTGTTCCTTGGAGCTAATGCTGTTACACAAGGAAATGTGTACTATGTCAAACCATATTCTGGAAACGACGGAAACGACGGTAAATCTCCAGAATCTGCATTCAAAACGTTAGTTAAAGCTCAGTTAGCTGCAACAGCGAATCAGAATGATATTGTTTATTTCTTTGCTGAAGGAAACACAGCATCTTCTACGACAGATTATCAATCAGTTGCTCTTGATTGGGCAAAAGACGGAGTACATCTTATTGGTGTAAACTCTGGTTCTATGATTGGTCAACGATCAAGAATTGCCTGTTTGTCTACTGTAAAGAATATTAACGATCTTTTTACTGTTTCTGCTGACAACTGTTATATTGCAAACATAGAAGTATTCTACGGCGTAGCTTCTTGTACAAGTACTGCAAGTAGAGCAATGGTTGTTTCTGGACAACGAAATAGTTTTGTGAATTGTCAAATTTCTGGAATGGGTGATACATCAATGGATGATGCTAACGCACGATCTCTTACTGTTTCAGGAAGTGAAAATATTTTTCAACACTGTTATATTGGGTTAGATACAGTTATACGTTCAACAAACAAAATTGAAGTTGGTATTACTGGTACAGCATCTTCTAACGCTACAAGAAATATATTTGAAGATTGTATATTTAACACATACCAATCTAATACAGACGCAAAAGTTATTGCATGTTCATACGTTGATCGTTTTGTTATGTTTAAGAATTGTACAGTTGGTTCTGCACAAGGTATCACAAGTGCTGCAGTTCAAACAGGTGCTATTTCTACAGCAAACATGAATGGTAAAGTATGGGTATTAGGAAGTGGAGTATTTGGACCAGCTGACTGGACAACAGCAGATGATTCAAACGTATTACTACTCTCTCATTATTCAACAACAGTTGTTGATATGGGAGTTGCTAAGGCTACTGACGTTGCATAAGTTTTCATACATGGAGGATGTTTCGACATCCTTCATAATGAGTATTTATTTAACAATATTATATGACATTACAAGAACTACGAGATGCTTATAAGGTAAAATTCGGTAAAAATCCTTTTAATGGTTGGAAAGAGGAAACATTACAAGAAAAACTAAACAACGTAGAAATTAAAGAAGAAACTAATGTTGTAGAACTTACAAAACCAGTTAAAACAGAAGAAATCGACTGGACTACCAAATCAGAGGAAGAGCGATTAGCAGAAGTTGAGAGACAACAAGCTTTGAATATTAGAGTTATTGAACAAATTGTTCCTATATATTTAGAAGGAGAACCTTTTGCTGTTATTGATGGAAAGTATGTTCCTTGGCATAAAGCAGAAATAATATTAGTTGAGAGAGAAATACAAAAACAACAAAAGAAATTAGAAAAATTAAAATCTAAAGATATATAATTTACCTATTTATTTATTTTGTATGCAAGATTTTCACACAATTGCTGTACGATCACCTGCGATATTAACAGATGCCTATGTTGCTGGAACAATTATCGGACGCAACACAACAGAACCAAACATTATAACAACGACAAATAATGATCAATTGGTTCTTTTGTATGATTTTACGATCGGATCACTTACTTCTGCTGAAATTAAAGTAGAATTTGCGAATGAATTGTATTATTCTATCGCTTATGATGGACAAAGCGCTAACTTTACAGCAGGTTTGACAGTAACAGGTGGTACAAGTCGTGCTAAAGCTGTTATCGTATCAGATACAGACGCTGGTGCAACTGGTACTCTTATAGTAAAGAGTGTTATTCCTGGACCAACAGGACAATATTTTATTGATAATGAGGCTTTGACAGATTCTTCTACTGGAGTTGCTGTAGTAAATGGTGCAATGAGTCCATTGACATCAAATACAGCTGATACTTGTTGGTATCAAGAGGTTGTAGAGAATTATTCAAGTGGTAATTTAGCAGTAACTGCTGTGGTACATCAATTATCAGCCTCAGGACGAGGTAGAATCGCAATTCCTATTAAAGATAGATATATTCGTATTAGTTCAAAAGGTACAGGTACTGTTGACGGTTCTTTACTTGGAATTATTGTGAATATAGGCACAACAGCTTAGTTTTTTAACATAAATTTTATGTCTTTCTCAACGTATAAATATAAAAATGTTGATGATGAGGTTGCTGATCTAGTAGTAACGTCTTCACTCAAAACACCTCTCATTAAACCACCTTCAGACTCTACCACGGCGATCCAAATAATGAAAGCAGATGGTACAACACCAGTTATCAATGTAGATACCACAAACCAACAACTCAAATTAGCACAGATTGGTGCTAATGCAGATGCTTATAACACACAAAAGAGTTCAGGTATTTTGTCATTAGAGAGTTCTCAGTGGACAGGAAGTGCAGAAGCGAAAGGAAATTGGACAGTACAAAGCATACCAAGCACAACCAGCAACGTTGCAATTCTAACAACTAAATATAGTACGACAACTATATTGACTCTAACATCAGCAGGGCTTTTTACTAATAATTTGGGCAAAATTAGAACACAATTTTCGAGTACAACCACAACATCTCCAACATCATTTTTTCAAATAAAAAATACTTCTACAGTGGTAGGAAATTATGCTTCGCTGATGAACATTAATGCTGGTAATATGAATACTGGGTTTTTAGCTTTTAAAAATGTATCTCATCACGCTTCTACAGGTTCAGCAGACTTCTCTGTATGGTTAGCTAGTGGTGCAGCAGCAGCAGAAAGATTCACAGTAACGAATTTAAATAATGTTATTTGTGGAAGTCAAGCAGCTATTGCAACCAATGCAACAGATGGATTCCTCTATGTTCCTTCTTGTGCAGGTCAACCAACAGGAACTCCAACAGCTTATACTGGAAAGGTTGCTGTTGTAGCAGATTCTACAAACAATAAATTATATATCTACTCTGGTGGAGGTTGGGTAGCATTAAACTAATATAGCATTTGTATAATTTTAATTATGACATATCCAAGAACAGTTGTAAATGATGTATTAGTAGATGGTGGTAAATTAGACGCAATACCTTCTCTTTCAACGTTTCCAAGTAATGTTGGAAAGTTTATGAAAGTAAAATCAGAAACAGAATTTGAGTTTGATGATATTAACGATAATTTTCAATACAAAACAACAGTAACAGTAGGAACAAGTGATGCTGACTATGTGTGTGATGGAGTAGACGATCAAGTACAGATACAAGAAGCTATTGATTATGTATCCTCATTAGGTGGTGGTATAATAAGAGTAAAAAAAGGTACATATAATCTAGGCATACAATACGCAGATGTTGATTACGAAGAAGAAGGTAATTTATTTAATATATCTATAGTATTAAAATCAAAATGTCGTCTTGTTGGAGATGGTATTGAGAATACTATTTTTAAAATAGATTATATAGATAAAAATTATCCTCTAGGAATATCAATAGAGAATTATACAGAAACAGTATTTGACGATCAAGATCACGATATGTCTGTAGAAGATATATCTTTTTATGGTAATGCTGAAAACTTCACACCAAATAGTTATCAAGGTGGTACTTTCTTTTATCCAAGAAGTTGTAATAATGTTATGGTTAAGGATTGTAGTGCATATAACACTCTTGGAACATCATTTAAAGCACAAAACAGTAGTTTTTTAAGTTATATAAGATGTAGAGTATATGAAGCTGGTAGATATGCAAATAATGTTGGACAAGGTATATTTACCGTAGGTTGTGATAATGTATATTTAGAACATTGTTACACACAAGACACTTATGGTAATGGATTTAGGGTACAAGGTGGTAATAATATAGTATATAATAATTTGTTTGTCAATGGTACACAGGTAAAAACTATTGGTAGGGAGGGTATGAAGTTCGATTACGATATAACAAACCTTAAAATTATAAATCCAATAATATTGAATGCAACAAAGCATGGTATTATTGTTCAAGCAGATGCTGGTAAGGTAGTTGAGAATGTTAGTATTATAAATCCAATAATTAAATTAACAGATTTAGTATACTCTGGTTCTGGTGTTAATGTGGCTGTTAATCCATTAGGTACACTTACAAATTTTCATTTAGAAGGTGGAGATATAACAACATCTATATATACTGGCTATCCATTTTGGCTAGATTCAGATGGCGGTATTGTACAAGATTGCTCTATTAGAAATTGTGTTTTTGATGGAGGTGGTATTTCACAAAGTGCATTGGTAATGGAATATCCAATAGGATGGACAATAGAAAATAATACATTTAGAAATTCTACAACTTCTGCTGCTGGATCTTTAGTTAATTTATATAGAGGAACAAATTTTACATTTAGAGGTAATAAGTTATATGGTGGTAATGATCGTGGCTTATGGATTAGAAGTTTAAGTTCAGAAGATGTTTTTGTGAACGACAACTATATTGATACAGATTCTCCTAAATCTATTGAATGGACAGGAAATGTTAATACAGGTACATTTTTAAGAAATACTGTAAAAGATGCTAAAACAGTTGTATTCTCTGCAACTACTACAAACTTCCTTACAGATGGCATTATAAATTATACTGAAACAATTTCTGCTAATGGTGCATTAAATCCGTTTGCCAGTAAATCATTAATAGATACAACATCTGGTAGCACTACAAATACATTAGCTATAGCACAAGAAGGAATGTGTAAAACAATAACAATGATAACAGACGGAGGAGATGCAACACTCACACCTTCTAGTGTGAATGGGTATACCTCTATTGTGTTTAATGACGTTGGAGATACAGTTGAATTGTTGTTTACTAACGGAAAATGGAATATAGTTTCCTATTATGGGTGTACAATAAATGGAGGTACTAATTATCTTTCTGACTCTACAGGACTCAAGCTCGACCAAACAACACCACAGACAACAGTCGGAACATTTACGTTTCCTGCAGTAGCGGTAACAAATAACTTAACTGTAGACACTAATACACTTTTTGTAGATGCTACTAATAATAGAGTAGGAATAGGAACAACGACTCCTGATTATAAATTTACTATTATTGGCACAGGCGTAACTGATATGATTAGGACTGATATAGGAATAGATATAAAAAGAGTTTCTGCTCCTGCATCTGTAACAGGTGCTATACAAGCAGGTGCAGGGCTAGAGGTTGGCAGATATTATTATAGAGTTAGTTATTTAACAGCATTAGGAGAGTCTACTCCTAAAATAAGTGCAGCAATAAATACAACAGCAGGTAACCAACAAATATTATTAACGTTGCCAGTATCAACAGACCATAGAGTTACTGGCAGAAGAATTTATAGATGTAGGGTTGATGATTTTTCTTACTTGATGGCTAAGTTGATAGACATAAATAATAATACAGATACTACATATTTAGATAGTACACCTGATGCAAGTCTACCATCATCTACCAATGAGGCATATTATAAAGTCAATACGACAACAAGATATATAACAGTAGAAGGTCAGACGGCAATGAATATAGACTCTCAATTAACAACATTAGGGTTTGAAGCTGGTAATTCTATTTTGGGTGGTGTAGGTGGTGAAAATACTTATATTGGTTATAGGTCAGGGTCTGCTAATTCAACAAGTGGTAGACAAACATTTATAGGGTCTGCTTCTGGTAGAAACGCTAGTGGTGCTGATAAGATATGTGTTGGTGTAGAGAGTGGTGGTAATTCAACATCTAGTAATACTATCCATGTAGGAGATTTTTCAGGTTCAAGATGTACAGGTACTGGCTCAGTATTTGTTGGTGGTCATTGTGGATATACTAATACAGTATCTATTACTGGTACAGGTAATATCGCAATGGGATACCAAACAATGCTTAATCAGAGTAATAATTTTACTGGTTCAAAAAATATATTTATTGGGTATCAATGTGCATTAGAAGCAAATGGTCAGGTTATGAATGTTGGTAACACTATAGTTTTAGGTAATACTGCATTTTCAACTAAGAGTAATCAAGTAGTATTGGGGAACAGCAGTGTAATAGAAACAATACTAAGGGGTGATGTGCTAATGACAACAGCTGACTCTAATAAACTATTGTTCGGAGCTGGTAAAGATATGAGTCTCTATTACGACGGAACAAATGGATATATAACAACAAACGACATTGCACCAAGTGACCTAAAGATAGCTTGTGGAACAGATAAAACACTCGAATTACAAGAAACGGTATGGGATGATATGAGAGTTGTACCAGGTTCGTTTGATCGTCCTGGTATATCTGATCCTAACATAGTAGCAGTACAACCAGGAGGAAGTGGAACAACAACATATCTTTATGAGTTCGCTAAAAATGATATAGCTTCATTTACAATTCAATTACCACATGGATATAAACCAGGAACAGATATTTACGCTCATATACATTGGACACCAGGTACAAGAGGTAATGAGGAGAATGGAGCTACGGTTGGTTGGAAATTAGACTATACTTGGGCATCATTGAACAGTAATTTCGGTACAATGACAACACTTGATTTATCAGACGCTTGTGATGGTACAGACTGGAAACATCAAATGACACCTGACATAGTAATCTCTGGAACAGGTCAAGGAATATCATCTATGCTTATATGTAACATTAAACGAACAGATACAGGAACAGACGACACTTGGGCTGGTACTGCAAGTGGACAATTACCTTTATTGTTAGAAATAGATTTCCACTATCAAATTGATACTATCGGTAGCCGACAAATCGGTGTTAAATAATTTATTTACTATCTTACTTCATGGAAAAAGAATCTACACTCATTAAAATTGCTCGTATGGAAGAACAAAACAAGAATATTGAATGCAAAGTAGATCTTCTTATTGCCAAGTTCGACAAACTCGAGAGCAAGTTTGCTCCTATATGGGTGGAGAACGCAATGATAGGATTTATATCAATAATTTGCTTATCAGTAATAGGAGCTTTACTTACGTTAATTATAAAATAACATGGCATTTATACCGAAAGAAGTACCAACAGGTGTAGTAGACGGATCAAACAAGGTTTTCACACTAGCAAATGACGTATATCAAATAGACGACATATTTGTCAGTGATATTGCATACACACAAGGATATACACGACTTGGAAGTGTATTGACACTTAATTTTGCACCGCCATTAGGTGCCAGTATACACGTTGACTATTGGACATCTGCGCCAGTTATCCTTCAAGACGGAATGGATGTTGACGATATTAAAGATATTTTCACTGTCTATAAAGGTAACCTAGGAGGTGCTGGAGATACAGAGTTTTTTCAATGGATAAATTTTTTAGAACAATTCTTATATCCAAAGTTTGTATCGATCAATCCAAATGACTATCTCCAAACACATATCGTAAAAACAATAGATTTTACATCTGCTTATTCTCTACCTAACAGCTATCAATATAATCAAGTAGGTGGTTTATATTTCACACAATCAGGAAGTGGAACCTATGGAGCATTAAACTACGACAATACAACAGCTAATTTCACTATAGGAGAAACAGTAACAGGCGGTACATCAGGAGCAACTGGTACTATAGCATATATCACTGATTACGGTCTAGCTGGTACGATAACAATGATAAACGTTTCAGGATCATTCCAGGATAACGAAACACTAACAGGATCATTAGGAGGATCTGCTACATCTAACGGAACAGTATCTTCCTTTGATTTCTACGATCAAAAATTAAGTGAAACAGATTTCGGAAGTAGTACAAAAGGATATTGGTTAGATGCTTCAAATATCAATCTTACACCAACACCTACCACATCTGAAGTATATGTTTTACGATATATCCCTGGTCTTAGTGAGGTTACATCAACAGCAGAAAGCACTATTATACCAGTACGATACAAGGAATTTGTACAACACGCAATAGAAGTGTATTGGCAACAATGGAGACAAGACCAAAATGGAGAGATTTTAGCATCTCAACGATACTTAAACGCACTCAACGATATGCTAAACACTATCAAGAAATCTCCACGAGTTATGAGGATACAAAATATGTCTGACATGTATTATAAAACACCAACTACACGCTATAAAAACTATCTATGAGAAAATTACGAGAAATAATTAAAACATACGTTACAAAACGTAAAAAAGTAAATAAGGTATCAGAACGACAAGAAGTAATAAACCATTTATTTACTAGGCAGTCAATTAAAAATAAACTAACGAAACGATAATATGCCTTACGCTATCCAAAAACCAGTCAACATTGCAAAATCTAAAAAGATAACACTTGGGGCTATTGAAGGTCAGAATAATGCTACACTTCAACAACTCTTAAACACTAATCAAGCTACAGAGATTGTAAACTACCTTATTAGAGAACAAGGAAAGATAGAAAAACGAAAAGGATCAAAAACATTAGGGCAAGTTACATCTAACTTACCAGGGCTTATAATTCTTGATTTTAATGCCGATTATATCATCTTTGGGTACGGAACGGTACTTGCATCCATAAACAAGTCAACAGGCTCTATAACGTCAATTAAAACAGATTTTATAACTAATTTAGAAGATATTGTACGATATGGTGCGTATGCTTATTCTTGTAACGGAACAGGGAATAAAATTTACAGAACATACTTAGCTTTAGATTATGATGGACAATCAGCAAACTTCGCAGTCGGACAGATTTTAACAGGCGGAACGAGTGGAGCAACGGCTTTGATAGTCTATGACGCTGACGCTGGAGCTACAGGAACATTAACACTTGACAATATAAGTGGTACATTTCAAAACAACGAAGCTATCACCGACTCTGCAACAGGTGCAGCAGTCGCAAACGGAGTAGTGAAATGGGTAACAGAAGAAATAAGCGGCTCTCCTTATTGTACACGACTCGCTATTTACGAGAAGCGTTTAATTGCTGGGAATATCGTAAAAGGTAGTCTATCAGCACCTTGGAGAGCTATTGCTTCTGATGAGGATACAGTAGCACCATATTTTGATAGCTGGACACAATTAGCAGATGCAACAAAAGGGTTTTTATTGGATTATGGAAAAGCTGGTGAGCTTACAGATATAGCTATCTTCGATCAATCAGACAAATCATCTCCTGCACAGATAGTAATCTTCTATAAAGACGGCTACGCTTCATTTTTACGAACTGTATCAGATATAGGAGGAACAATGTCGCAAGATTTACAAACATTCTTTGATCCTATTAATGCAGGTGGAGAACGAGGAGCAAATACTACTCCTTTCGGAATACACTTTGGAAACGAGAATGGAGAATACTTACTTCAAAGAGATGGAAGACTTATAAACCTAACTTCTTCTTTTGGAGATTTTTCACTCATAAATAATACAAATTCAGATAGGGTTTATTTGGAGAGATATAATATACTTCTCACTACTACAGCATACGACTCCGATAAAAACAATATAATCTATTGGTTTGATACAAGAACTTTGAATAAAAAAGTATCGTGGGGAATGATTACAGGACTATCTATAGCACGTTTCGTCAAGAGTGGCGATAAAGTCTATGGTATTTCCTCAAATTCTCCTAAGATTATTGAATTATTCCCTGATAATATCTATGATGATGATGGAAGTCCAGTAGAGTATAAGTACAAACAACCAATGAATGTAGGATCACTCGACTCATTAAAAGACCTTGTACGGGTTGATATTGGAGCATTTTTAACTTCTAATCAACCTATAAATATAAACTTTGATGCTATCCCTGAAGGTGGAGGAAGTGAAGAAGACGTAGTAAGCTACGAATTACTGAATAACGGCGGAAGTGTACTGATGAGTGGATATGGTTCAAGTGGATACGGAACAAGTGGGTATGTTTCCACACCAGAAAACAACGGTCTTCTTTGGACAACAGCTTATGGCGACTCTAAGAAGGCTTATGGATATATGCTTTATATCTTAAAAATACAAGGAATAGACACTTCACCACATATTATATCTTTTGTGTCAATAGACACCGTTGAACAACGCAGACAACGTTCTAATTTATTAACCTAAAATTTTCGTATAAAATTTTTAACCTAAAATTATGGCAGACATTACAAAATTACAAGACATTGAGCTTATGCAAATAGGCACACCAGATACGCCGATTATTCGATTAGCTGAGCCAAGTGCCGCAGGGTCAACAAATCTTAAATTCGATAGTCCAATCTATCAAGGAGATGACGCTACAGCAGTGACGAAAGCAATCTATCTCGCTATCCAACGAACAACCGACAAGAAAATTTTAGTTGTCTATGTGCCTGCAAGTGGGTTCACAGATGCCTACAATGCTACTAACGTTGTACGAGGATTAAAGAGATCAGGAATAGACGCTAGTGCTGTTGATGTTGATTATGATATTGACCTCCCTAGTGGGAGTCAAGTGATCGGAGTTATTAGTCAATTCCACGTTTTACAACTTATGTCGTGGGCTTTTGGAGATATAGCAAGTGGTGGTACAGAACTCGTGATCGGAGATGAAACAGCTTCTACAATGACATTTTCAGTTAAGGATAACGTAGGAAAAAAAGGTTTAATCCGAAGAAACATAGCAGGGTATGCCGAATACTCAAACGACGGTACAACGTGGGTTCGTGTTGATACTGCTGCACCTGCAAACGTAACAACTCGTACTGCTGCACCTGCTGACGCTAACAATGGAGAGCTTTATCAAAATACAAGTGATTCAAATTCACTTTATTTTAAGGATAACGGAGGTTCAAGTGTTAAGATCATAGACGATAACACACAAAAAATTCCTCAATACTCGTTACAGAAACTTTATGCTGCTGACTCCCAAGCAAATGATACTTATGTAATTACGTTAGATCAAGTACCTGCAAACCTTGCTGCACTAGAAGGAAGAACACTAACGTTTAAAGCAAACACAGCTAATACAGGAGCTTGTACGCTCAATGTAAACACTCTAGGAGCAAAAGCAATCAAAAAGTTTGACGATCAAGACACCGAAACTGGCGATATTGAAGCTGGAATGATTGTACAGGTTCAGTATGATGCTACAGATGACGTATTTAAAATGCTTAATCCACCTGCTAGTCAGATGAGTGTAGCAACACAAACAGATTTAACGGATGGCGGATCTACAATTTTACATACACATACAACAATTAAAGCTGTAGCTTCGGATACACTCAAACAAAGTGCTGATACAGAGAGAAGTACAACATCAAATTCATATGTAGGTGTTAAAGATATATTGATTGATAATATACAGGCTGGATTAAGTTCAATTCGCATAAAATTCGATTTAAAAAATGGTGGATCATCTTATAATGCGTATGGTAGGGTTTATATCAATGGTGTTGATGTTGGTACAGAACGATCAACCAATAGTACAACATATGTAACATTTTCAGAAGATTTTTCTGTTAAAAATGGTGATAGAATATATCTTTTTATAAAAGAACAAACTGCATCTCCTAATACTGCATATGCGAAAAACTTCCGACTTTACTATGATCTAACAACTACAACAGAAACTACCGTTGTAACAGACTAATTACTTAACATAATAATATGGTTGAAAAAACAAATCCTAATAGACTAGTCAAGATAAATGGTAAACTCGTAAGAGAAGGAGATTTACCAGTTTCTCAAGACTCGTACGCAGGAGATCCGTTAACGAAACCTGTTGGTACACAAGCAACTCAGACTAATATTATACCTGCGAGTTCCACTACGCCTAAAACAGGAGATTACTATTCACGAGAAGCTAAAGACCAACGACTAGCAGACTCTATAAGTCCTACAAATACTACTTCTTTTGCTGATATGACAGCAGCACAACGCCAACAAGACATCTTACGAAGAGCTGGTGCAAGTGAAGAGTCAATCAGACTAGCAGGGCTTACTCAACAAGAACGACTTGCCGAAGACATAGCACTCGCCAATAAGCAATCAAAAGAAGAAGACGAATTGACAGAAATGGAACGAAAAATACGAAACCAACAGCTTAGTGATATGGCTGCTCGAACAGAGAAGTCAATTTCTGCTGTGCAAAGTCAGTATGCTCAATCTCCGGAAGGAGCAACAGCTTCTACTAAAGGTCAAATATCAAGTAGATTTTCTGAAACACAGAACCGTGCTATTCAATCAGCTATAGAAAATGTCCGTATACAAGATCGAAGAATAGAAGCCTTGCAAAAAGAACGACAACGAAAAATTGACTCTGGAGCTATGAGTGCTGTACAAGATATAGATACACAAATAGAAGAGGTAAGAATTGCAAAAATAAACGCAGAAAAAGCTGCTCAAGATGCAGAATTAGATGCCAAAAAAGGAGCATTAGATTTAGTATCTAAGGCTAATACGAGTTTATCAGGCATTTTATCAGATGAATTTCTTTCAACAGCAACATCTCAACAAATTTCTAGTGTAATCAATTCATTTCCAGACTCCACCATACCAGAAAGTTATTTTATCGCGAGAAGTTCTGTAGCAAAAGATCTTCAAGAAGCAATCCGTAAAAAAGATACAATAGCTATTGATTATGCACAAGCACAGTTAGATAGGATGAAGAAAGAAACAGATCAAATAGGGGTAGAAAAACCATTTGAATATCAAGCAAGGATTGAAACATTAGGTAATATGCTTAATAATGGTATTATTACACAAGATCAATATACTGCTGGTATACAAAGTTTAATGGGATTAGCAGGAGGAAAGAAAAATTATGAATGGAAGTTAGACGACGGTAAAATATATACATTTGATCCAGAAACAGGGGAGACTATGGTCAAAGAAGACGACGGAACAGAACAAATACCACGAACAGATGGTAAATATGATTTTGTTTCAAAAGATGGAGCTTTAGAGGTATCTGTTACAAAAACTGAAGATGTTCCAAAAAATAGAAGACAATGTGGAGCTTATGATAATGATGTACTAGGACTAACAACCAAAAGATTTGGTGATAGTAAAGAAAGTAAAGAAAGATTATTAAATAGTGATGTACCAACTGTTGGAAGTGCGTTTTATATGCCAATTGGAAAGAATGGACATGTAGGTATAGTAGAAAAAGTAAACATTGATAACGCAGGAAATGTTACGTCAATACAAATATCTGACATGAACAGAAACAATACTGAACAGTTTAGAAGAGAAACAATTAAGGCTGGTTCAAAAGAGTTTAATCTTATTACTGGTTATTTCGACCCAAACAAAGGGATTAAAAAGCCAACGATTGATCCAGTGATGGATGGAGAATTAAAAGCTATTGTGTCAAGTGTTAGTGGCGATAAGGATTTAAAAAATTCTCTTTACGATTCTATGAAAGAGCATATACTAAGTGGTAGAGCAAAAAATCCATTAGAGGCAAAAAAGTTAATGGGTACATCAATGCACACATCAGACGATAAGAATGTTATAGATTTCTATACAAAAGAAATTCAAACAGCAAATAAAAATTATAATGAACAAGATAAATACATTAAAACAATTTTAAACTCAAATTTAACTGGACCAATAAATGATTTGGCGTTAATAGTTGGGTTCTTAAAAAATACTGATCCGAACTCAGTAGCAAGGGAAAGTGAGGTACAAGCAGTTGTAAATGCAAGAGGGTATTTAGAAAACTTAGGTATGATAACTGAAAACTTTACTACTGGTGCAAAATTAACAAGTGAACAAAGAACACAAATTAAAAATTATGCACAACAAATGAGAGATATTCTTAATAGAAAGCGATATGAAGATATGATACAAGCAAAAGATAAGCTGGAAAAAAGAGGATTAGAGGCATCTATGGTCAATAGTTATGAATTAAAAAAATTAGATGACCAATTAGGTAGATATACTACTGATAAGATTAAATATGAAAATGGTATTATTAAGACAAAACCGTATGGTATGCCAGAATATATGCAAGAAAACGGATTGTCTTATAATGATGTTATTAATAATCCAACAAAAATGTTAGATTTCGTAAAAAAACAACGTGATTATTATAATAATACAGATATTATTTCTGACGATGACTGGGATAGTTTATAATTTTAATTTAATATATGATATTATCAGACGAAGATAAACAAATACTACGAGAGTATAAATCTCAAGGTGTCGATAAAGTAGAGGCTGTTAAAAAATTACAAGAGTATAAATCAGCAAAAACACTAGATTTAGGTAAACAGGTTGTTGATTATGCGAGAAAAATCCCAATGGTACAAATGGCAGAAAGTGCTTTTTCTAAAACATCTCAAACATTAAAGCCAATAGTTGATCCTATCCGTAAAGCTGTTTCTCCAACACAAGAAGAAAACCAACAGTCTATACAACGTAAAGAGGCAGAAGAGTTACATACTACGCCATTTAGTCAACTTACACAATATCAAAAATCATTACTACCAGAACAATTACAATCTGATCTTGATAATTTACCAGATTTTCTTAAAAATTCATCATTAAAAGATATTAAAGACTCTGATGTATTGGGTAATTTATGGGATGGTTTATACGAAGGTGGTAAAAGAGTTGTTAGTGGTTCTGAAAAGGTTCGTGAAGCTATATCACCAACAGAACAAATAGAGGAAGTACGAACACCATATCAAACAACACAAAACGGAATTACCTCTATTATACCAGGAGAAGAGATTGTATCCCAAAAAATAACTACTCCAAATGACGAAGAAAGATTATATAAAGGAGTGTCTGGTGTATTTGATATGATAGGTGGTGGACTACAAGCGTATTTTAGCCCAGTATCTGCTACTATGCAAGCACTACCTGATACAATAGAAAAACCAATACAAGCACCATTAGAAAAGTTAAGTGAAGGCTCACAATTCGCAGGGGATAAGTTTATGGAAGTAATGGGCATTGATAAAGAGTCTGAACAAGGTAAGGTTATTACGCAAGGATTTCAAGAATTTGGGAACTTATTAGCATTAAAATATGGCAAAAAAGTATCTGAGCCAGTTGCTAAAACTGTTGGTAAAGGTGTTAGTAAAGCAGTAGAATATGGAGGTAAAGCTGTCGAGAAAGTAATACCTTACGCAGAAAAAGGTCTTGAAGCAACAAAAGTTGGCTTACAAAAAACAGGTGAATTTCTTAAAAAACAAGATCAATCAACTAAACAAAAAATAGCAGAACGGTTGATCCAAGAGAAACAAACTCCAGGAGTATTAAAAGAGGCATTTTCTGAACAAGGTGTTGATGGACTTATTAAAGGTAAGGCAAAAATAACAAACTATGAAAAACAATTAGCTAGTAAACTAAATAAACTTGTCCCAGATATTGATGAAGGATTTTTTAAAGGAGAAAAATTAAGAACAAATGGTATAAAAATAAAAAATAAGAAAACCGAATTGGCAAAGCAGGTTGATAAGAATTTACAATCAAGTGGTCAGGCATTAACTACTGATACTATTAAGACACAATTTAATCTATCAAAAAACGCATTAGAAGAAAATGGTATTTTTTCAACAATCACAGGTGATGCTTCTAAAATATATGATGCAATGTCATCTGAGTATATAAGAATTTTTGACAAAGGTATAAAAGATGGAAAATGGAATGCTGATGTACAAGGTGCTTGGAAAGCTAGGACAGCTTTTGACAAATGGGTTGAAACACAAAGACCAGAAGTATTTAGTACTGATAAAGCGAGTGCATTTAACAAAGGTTTAAAAGAGTCTAGGAACACAATAAACGACTTAATTGAATTAAACGCTTCAGGTGTTGGATATAAACAATTTTTACAAGACTATACAAAATTATCTGAGGTGCTTGATAGAATGAGTACAAAAGTTGATATGTATAATGTTGCAAAATTATCAGGTATATCTACTGCTATACAAAAATTACGATCAATACCAACACTAACTACCGTAGTTGGTACAACTGCACTCATTCCATTAACTGGAGCTATTATACCAGTTGGGGTTGCAATAGGATCTGCTATCTATTCACTTTGGAGAGCAAGTGTTAAAACTGGTAGAAGTATACGATCTATAGCTGGTGATTGGTTGTCAAGAGTCGAAACAGAAGCTGGTAAATTAAGCGGAACAGAAAAAACAGTAGCAAATAATGCAATCAAACAAATTAAAGAAACATTACCACAATTACAAGACACACTTCCTCTCAGTCTACAAGGTACAAAAAAACCTCAAACACCAATTGGAGGTAAAATACCAAAAGGTACAGCTGGATTACAAGAAGGAACACTTTTAAATAAGGCTACAAAATCCGTAGACGATCTATCTTCCTCTATCTCAAAAGCCAAAGCCTCTGGTCAGTCTTTAAAAGACTTTGGTTACGAAATAAAAGAAAAACCTTATTATGGATATAGTTCTACAGAAAATGGTGGATTTGTTAAACTTGTTGATAAGGATGGAAAAAATATTGGGAGTGCTGAATTTTTGATGAAAGGAGTTGGTGATGATAGACGTGGCGTATTACACTCTATTTCAATAGACGAAAGCTTGAGAGGTAAAGGATTGGGTAAAACTTTTCTTGATGAGGTGGAGAGTATGGTTAAACAAAGAGGCGGGAAACAAATAAAGGCTCAAGTTGTTGTGAATCCAGAATTTTTTGATAAAATGGGGTATAAAAAGTCTACTGGAGATGGACTTACAACAATGCAAAAAAAATTATAAAAAATAGGTTTTAATTCTTAATAAATAAGTATGGACAAATTCTATGGAGTAATATCAGAGCAGGTTTCTGCTAATGATTATGTTGTTGGTACAGATTATACACCGCCAAAAGCATTAGTCTTTACAGGTATAGCGTACAATCAAGACGAGATTGATGGTATGAGTTGTACCTTACATGGTGCAATGACAGCACTCTCAACTCAAACAGGATATACATTCACATTAGAAGATAGAAAAGAGATACTAGCTATGGCTAAGGAAAGAGGATTTAGTTCAGAGTGGGGATGGTATGTCAATTTAGGAGTTAAATGTGTTGCTGATTGGTGGAACAATAAGAAGACTGACAAGGTAAAATACTATCGTGTTTTATTAGATTCAGAACAAAGCACTAAAGCACAAGACTTAGGTTATAGATTAGTAACAGCTTATAGAGGTAATAGAAACTATAATAATGACGCTTTCTTTGAAGGAGATTGTGAATTAGACATGGTAAAAAACGTAGGTGCTACCACCTATGGTCATTGTATTACTATTAACAATGGTATTGTTATAGATAACTATAATGGAGTAAGGGCTTGTAATATTTATAAGGTTTTAGATATTATACAAGCTGTTAGGAATGGGATATTCTTTAATGAGGCATACTTCTTTGTACCTGATAGCTTTAATAATAATGTAATATCAGAATGGGCTATAGATGCAGTACAGTTTTGTAAAGATAAAGGTATTGCTACTCAATGGGGTAATCCTAAAGAGATAGTAAAACCAGAGATTATAGAACTTATGCTATATCGTGCCGGTATCATTAAGTCATACACAGGAAAAGGATTAAGTAAAGAAAGACTAGCAGTAATTATCAGAAATTTCAGTTTATAATTTGTTCTTTAAAATTATAGGTTTACTTCTTAATTTGACAAATGGGTATTGTAAGTAGTGTTATGACCTTGCTATTCGTAGCGAGTACCCAGAACACGAACGTCAATCCTGTTGTATCCAATCCTTGTAACTGTGTTTTATACGCAAGAACAATCCGAGAAGATCTACCTTACGGGCTGACTTCTAAGACCTCTAAACGTAGAATAGCAGAGAAACGAGAACCTAAAGTAGGAGATGTTATATTGACTTCTGAAGGTTACTTTGGGCACGCAGGTATAGTAATCGGCTCAAGTGAAGATGAAGTATACTTCACGGAAGCTAATTATAGAAGATGTACATACACAATTAGAACATTACAGAAAACAAACAAGCGTATCTTAGGATATTTCTAAGATTAAAAAGAGCCACAACCGATTAAGGAAGTGGCTTTTTTAGTTTCTTTATGAAGTAAGCGATAGGAGTTGCACCTATCTACTACCATACGCTGAGAGGATAGCTAGTCACCTCGACACTTACGGTTTGTCTCTATTATCCGATCTGTGCTAGCCAGTACGGAAAGGGAGCGAACTCCATTGAGACGGCATATATCCCTTTCGAGAGATATGCGGGTTTAAAAGGTGGGTAAGGATTTGCACCCTACATGATTGCGTTCATGATGTACTGATAAATCACAACTGGTTCGCAATCTGTCTATATACCATAGTCGACTGTTCCGTATATAGTATTAGCGGCTACCTATTTCGCCACCACCTTCTACCTAAATATACTCTTTTGTTTTCTAATTATCAAACCTTATTATTTATTTTAACTTGACAAAACTAATCTTCCATACTACCATAATAGTCTGCAACATAAGCATTCATACCAATCTGTTACGATGTCTTGTGTTGTCATAATTATTTTCTATCATTCTTTCATTCCATTTACACATCTCTCTTTCTAATTCTTCTTGCTTTTTTGAAAGATAGTCATTGATGAAGTCTTTCACATTCTTTTCATCAAATGCAGGTATTGTTTTGCCTCGTTGTGAATCTTTACCGAAATACTTATCAAATTCTTCTTCCCAATCTTCTGTAAAACATATTGTTGTCATAATTATTGTAAAAATATACAGTATTCACTGTTGAAAACTACAGTATATCAAATTTACCATTTAAACCACTCTTATTTGAGTTTTTACATCTCTTGGCTATATTGATACCTTTTTTATCTAAACTCTTCTTAGAATTGATTTTATAAGGTTTTTTTATACCACTATTTAGCTTAGTTTCAAAATTCTCCAAAACTAGGATAATATTTGATAAAATGGTAAAAATTCTGTCAATATTCTCTCCATGTTCGTGCGAGTCGTTGAAAATAGTATCGTGGAGTCGGGAATGAAGTTTTGTAAGTCCTTCTAACTTTTTGATGCGTTTGTTGTTGAACATTTTAGTA